CTTTCGATCCTCTTATCAATAGGGTGTTTTCGATTGAAGCAGAAGCGGGAAGAATTCCCAAAACGCCGGACATTTTGCTTGAGTCAGTTCATGGGCCTGTGCAGGTTCAGTACCTCGGACTCTTGGCGCAGGCCCAGACCCGGTTGACTACGGTCAGGTCGATTCAATCATTCATGCAGATTGCCGGACAGATCGCACAGTTTGATCCGAGCATTATTCATGCCATCAACGCTCCTCTCATACTTCGCACAGTCAGAGATGCGGTCAATGCTCCGGTCGATTGCGTGTATGACGAAAAGACTTTTGCAGGGATTGTTCAGCAACTCCAGCATAATGCACAGGTACAGCAGGAAGCAGATATTATTCCCAAGTTTGCCAAAGCTGCCGCTGCACTAGGGAAGTCTCCTGAGTCTGGCAGCATTATGAAGCAACTCATGAGCGGAGAAGAAAATGCCGGATCTTGATCCAGGCCGCGAGATGCAGCAGCGGTACAAGAACGTCTTTGCCACGATGGAGGGCAGGATCGTTCTGGGAGACATATTGACTCTGGGGCATTTTGGTGTAACTTTAGACTCAGCGAATCGAGATCAGGTCGCGGAGTACAATTTTGCTCTCGTTATCGCAACGCTGGCGGGAGCATTCGAGGCTCTTCATCGGCAACTTGGAATGACTAAAGGAGAAGACAATGGCAGTTAGCGCGACTTATGACAATGTGCAATGGCCCGGAGGTGACGGCCTTCGTGTCCCGCAGGAGAGAGCTGGCAATCGACTGATTCCGACATCCCTTCAAACCTACAGCGAGGCCGATCTTGGCACCGTGGCGACAAGTCCTTACAACCTCACCGCGCAGCAAGCCGGAGCCTCACTCATTACGGTCAATCCGACTGTAGCGCTGGCTTTGGTATTTCCAGTGTGCCAGCCGGGACAGAAGACCATCATCCAGAACACCAACGTGACAAACGCAATCACCGCGTCAGTGAGCGGCAATACCAACACGGCTTCGGTTGGAACTTCGTCTGTGGCGATGGTCGTCCAGACTGGAACCAACGGCGGAATCGTCCTGGTAACTGGAACCTAATGGAACCGCAGCCGATAGTGTTTCCTAATCTCGTTCGCGTTCGGGTCGCGGTTGCGCCGAGAGCGGAGCCATTTGACGAAAGCATGGACTCGCTCAACGTGGCGATTGCCTATGCTCAAAAGGTTGGATTCAAGATCACTTTTGAGAAGGTGAGGAGAGGTTGCCCTGGATTTCAGAACGCAGGGCCGATACTCTCCCACTTGCTCGAATCCGGGGATACTCATCTATTTATCGCCGCCGACGATATGCTCTATCCACCCGACACCATTGTTCGCTTGGTGAATGATGACAAGGACGTGGTGAACGGCATCTACCGAAAGAACATGACCAATATTCTTCAGCCAGCGAACTACATCGAATCGGGAGAGTTATTCACCAAACGGTTCAAGGCTGGTGGCCTGTACGAAACTAAATTTGCCTCCGGCCATACCATGACCATCAAGCGGCACGTCATCGAGAAGATGATTGTCGATTACCCGGATCTTGCCTACCAGCAGGGAGATCAGACACACTACGCCCTGTTCATCCCGATGATTGTAAACAGAATTTGCTATCAGGATGATTGGTCATTTTCGCATCGCGCCCGTCAGAGCGGCTTCACTCTCTGGGATGACTACGATTGCAAGCTGAAGCATTACTGCTATGATTTTCTTGGGTTTGAGTCTTTGGAGGTAAACAATGGCGGGGAATAGCGGAGCCAAAGGAGCTACAAAGAGCGGCGGCAGTGGTCATGCCTCTAACGCTGCGCTGCAAGATGACGAAGACAAGATGGCGCGACGGAGAGCGTTGTTTGGAGAGTGGAAAGGGCTGAAGCTGGCGAAGAAAGAGGTTCATCCCGCCCGCATGATTGACTACTCAAATTCTCCTTCACCGCCAAGATAAGTAAAGTGGGATTGACAAGGATTAAGTAAAGAGTTAAGAAAGAGTATAACAATTCGGGTTCTTGAAAGTCCGGCCAGACCGACAGGAATGAAATAAACAAGACGGCAGCCTGGGTGCCCAAAGCCACTCACGTTGCCGTTCTTGTTTGCCCGAAATCACGAAAAGGAATGAGTAACACACATGCCTGAAGAAACTCAAGTGACGCAGGAATCTCTTGGATGGCGTGCTGGTTTGCCGGATCCACTGAAACAGAACGAAGCCTTCAAGGACTTCAAGACGGTTGGCGACTTTGCCAATAAGTTTCTTGAAACCTCAACCAGGGCTTCTGATCTGGAGAAGAAGCTGGGAGACTCAGTACCCAAACTGCCGGATAACGCGACCGATGAGGATCGTAGTCTCTATTACGATGCTTTAGGACGACCAAAAACCGCTAGCGAATACGAGTTGGAAGGTGAAGACAAGAACGCCGCCGAGTGGACGAACTACTGGAAGCAGGAACTTCATTCTCTGGGACTTACAAAGTCTCAAGCCAAAGCACTGAGTGGGAAATGGAACGCTCAAATGCAGAAGATGGTGGAGACTCACAACGCCTCCATCAAGGGTGAAATCACCGCCGCCGAAGGTAAGCTAAGAAGCGAGTGGGGCGACAAGTTTGATACCAACGTGGAACTAGCCAAACGGCTTTACCAGAAGCATTTAGGGAACGAATTCGACAAGGATTTCGATTCTGGAACGAGTACCAATCGCTTCCAGATGGTTCGATACCTCGTTAAGCTCGCGGCCTTGACTGGTGAAGATCGTTCTCCGCAGGCAGGGCAAAGTCAGGGTATGGGTGGAAAATCCGCTTTCATCACCTACGACAAAAGCCCCACGCCTCCGAAGCGAGCTTAATCTGTAAAGGAGATTGGCTATGGCGACAGATGTATCGCAGTTAGGCTATTCCACATTCGTTGACATCGTGCAGAACTACTCCAGCACTGATGCCGGGGCAAGATTCGTTCTGCCCAAGCGCGTCCTCGACCGCATGACTCCGCTGGTCAGGATGCTTCCAATGAAACCCAGCAACAACATTCTGTCCAACATCGCCACCCGCACCGACTCACTGCCGGTTGCTAGTACGCGGCGCTGGAACGAAGGCATCAAGGCAACCGCGTCCAAGAACACTCCACTCAACGATCCGATTGCGCTGTTCGAGGATTACTCGGAAGTCGATAAAGACCTCTGGGAAATTCAGAATGACCCGAATGCGTGGCGTGCCGATCAGGACATGAACCACATCGAAGGGTTGTTTCAGATCATGGAGTCAACGCTTCTTTATGGCTCCCTGGCAACGGCTCCTGGCGCTTTCAATGGACTGGCGACTCGATTCAACAACCTCGAATCGTATCCCAATGGCGATCAAAGCTGGCAACCGAACGTGTGGAATGGCGGGGCCACTTCAGGCAACGCGACCTCCGCATGGATGATTGAATTCGGCGATGATTCGGTGTACGGGATTTATCCGGCGAACTCGCCGGCTGGTTTGAACGTCCGGGACTTGGGAGAAATAACGAAGGAACTTTCCAGCGGAACGGGCGCGATTGGCGCGAACTACATGTATCAAGTGCTTCGCACGATGCTGCGCTGGTACATGGGCATCCAGATCGCTGACGAACGATGCGTGCAGCGCATCGCCAACATCAACCCGGTAGCACTATCCGCCGCGAACTTCGATGAGAACATCTTCATTGAAGCAAAGAACTGGTTGCCGCGGGCTGGTGAAGCTCCCGGTACAGTGATCCTCGTCAACCGCGCATTGAAGACGCAGATCGACATCCGTGCGGTTTCCCAGAAGATCAACACCTATTTCACGCCTCCGGGCGACAACAGCATGGACGTGTTCGGGAAAGCAGTTACGAAGTTCCAGAACATCCCCATCTACGTTGCAGAAAAAATTCTCTCGACTGAGACCGTCCTGAGCTAAGGAGAAGTATCATGCCCGTAACAGACGCATTGCTTTACGTTCATGGCGGCGGAGCGACAGGATTAGGTCCGATCACCACCACCGCTAATGTCGCGTCGTCCGGTTCGCAGTCTGGAACCGTTCTGACCGTCACAACTCTTACCACCGGCCAGTTTCAGGTCGGCCAAACCGTCATAGGTGTAGGCGTACCAGCCAACACCGTCATCACTGCTCTTGGTTCGGGCAGCGGCACGGCTGGAACGTACATGGTTAGCACGTCATCGACCGTTGCACCGGAAGCCATCACCGCGATTCCTAACACCCTGGGTGACGTGCTAGGAACAGCCAGCGGGTACAGCAACATCGAACTGGACTTCGGCGCACCCAACACCGGAGGGACTTATCCCTACCTCACTCAGTTTCCGTCGCTTTCGGAGAAGGGTTATACCTTTCCTCCTGAAGTGGTGGGAGATGGTGGGGTTGAGTTGGGTCTGCACATCGTCGTCAACGGTGTGTTCAACAACCTAACCAGTATCAACTTTCAGGTCTGCACGTCGGCCACAACCGGGGCAGCTTACAATGTGTCTCCAAACCCGATTGCTTCAAGAACTCTGACTCTGGCGCAGTTGCAGATTCCGGGGGCGCACTACTTCATCCCCGTGAATTTTGCATCGGTGCTTGAGTTTCTGCGTTTCTACGCCGCGCTAACTGGAACGGCGGCAACCGCTGGAACCGTAATTGCATGGTTTGGGCCGAAGACAGGCGGGGAGATGTAAAGATGAAGGTGCAAGCGAAGTGCATCTCTCGCGCATGGGATAGTGGAGCCGCCGTGCTCTGCTATCCCGGCGAGATGTATGAGATTGACCATGACGGTAAACTTGCCAGCCTGAAAGCCGGAAGTCAATGGGTCTTTCAGTTTGACCGCACGATGGCCGGAACAGGACAGAATCCATCAATCGGTGGATTCGTTTGCAAGATGTGCGGCAAGACGTTTGATTCGTTGAACGATATTGGCACGCATAGCAACTCGGAGCACAACAAGTTCAAGCCCAAGGAATCGGTCGATTCTGAATACGATGATGAGCCTGTGAAGCTGGAGCGCCGTGGTGCAAATCCGGGAAGAACATTCCCATGCAAAGTTCCGGGTTGCACGGAAATTTCTAAGAATCTCTACGCTTGTAGGGTTCACAAGAAGACTCACGAGCAAGTTGAGGTAGTGGCTGAGACTGAAGCTGTCTCAGTATAGGAGGCAGCTTGAACTACACGCAGGTTAGCCTCAGCAATCTGGCACTAAACCGCATTGGAGCACGCGGGCAACTCACCAGAATCAACGACAACAGCGCCAATGCAGTCAAAGTTTTGTCTGTCTGGGACGCGATATTCCAGGAAGTATTGAGTGAGCGCGACTGGAAATTTGCCAAGACTCGCGTCCAGCTTCAGTTGAGTCAGGTAACGCCTCTTTACGCATGGAAGTATGCTTGGGCTTTGCCCGCCGATCTGCTGCGATTTGTTCGTCCCGTAAAGCGTCCTGACCGTAGAAATAGCTGCTGGTGGGGATGGGGGCCGGAAGGCAACGGCTGGTATCGCCGCGAAGATCCTCCATTCTGGCCATTTGACACTGACTACAAAATTGAGACATTAACCGCGGGTTGGCTACTAGCCCCTCCCGCGACTCCGGTTCCATATCCTAACCCGTTTCCTACGGGTCGATATGCTCTGACCAACTACGGTGGGTTCCGGGGGCCAGTAGCTATTACCTACATCCAACTCATCACCGATTACACCCAACTGATGCCAGGTTTCGTCAACTGCTTTGTCAACCGTCTTGCGATGGAGCTTTCGATTGGCATCACAGAGGACAAGAACAAGTTTGAGTTGATGGAGAGGATGTATAAGGAATCTCTCAACTCCGCAGAAGCACAGAACGAATGCCTCGACTTCAGCGAAGATGAGTCTGGTTCGACTTCTTGGCAGGATGCTGGGCGCTTCACGAGGTTCTGGTAATGCCAGAGAAGGTATACATAGTACGAAACGCACTGAATGCAGGAGAGGTAAGTCCTTTAGTTTCCTTTCGGTCTGACGTAGACAAGTACCAATCCGCTTGCCTTACGCTAGAAAACGCCGTCCCTCTGGTAGAAGGCGGCGCTAAGAAGATGCCGGGAAGTTACTATGCTGGGGCAACCTTGAATAACAGCAAAGCCCGCCTCGTACCTTTTCAGTTCTCCACTATCCAGGGAGCCATCCTTGAATTTACTGCTGGAGTTGTCCGAGTCTGGGAAGCAGCTAGCAATGGAGTCTGGTCATTAGGGTTGGCACAGCAAACTCCAACCGGAAGTTTATACAATCCGTCAATGGCATATACCGCAGGGAATTTAGTATCCCTTGGTCCGTTCACAATATTCCACACGGCAACTTTAGGGTCTCTCACTATCGCTGCGCCATACGGTCAGAACAATTTCAACACTGTACCAATCACCATCACTATGGATAGCACTGCTCCATACGACTCTCTTATTGCGACCGTCACCGGGACATCCCCGAACCAAGGAATCAATATCGCATTGGCTACATTTACGGCAAGAAATAACGCGGCGAGTACGATCCAGACCGCAATCAGAAATTTGGTGTCGCTGAATATCCCAACAAATAACTACGTTGATTTGTCGGCATGGACAGTAACTCCCGATCCGATCTATTATGCTACTCCGTGGACATCTGCTTCGGGAATAACGTCGATTTCACTCTATAACTGGTCTCCGGCAAACACTATATTTCAGTGCGTAACTTCAAATCAAAACGACCAATTCCCGTGGCTGTATCTGGCCGGGGATGGCACTCTTAATTCAACATATTGGGAAGAGTTCACAGGCACGTTGTCAACGATTGAAGTCAACACTCCTTATGCTGAGGCCGACCTGTTTGATTTGGATTGCAGCACACAGAGCGCAGATGTGCTGTGGATTTTTCATCCTGAATATCCTCCCGCGTGCATTGAGAGGCTTGGAGCAAACGATTGGCAGTACAGCCTATCACTTCCCGGACAGCAACCCGGAGAGGCTCCCTATCGCGGCACGACCGATGTTGTAACGACCGGGTACTCGGCTATAGGACAGTGCATCAGCGCGATCACGCAAGCCACTCCGTGCGTTATTTCAATCGCCTCGATGAATCCGAACGTATTTAATAACGGAGATCGAATTTACATCAATGAAGTGGCCGGGATGGTGGAGTTAAATGAAGGGGAATACATCGTTTCTGGGACATCAATCACTGGCGTTTTCTCGTTCAACATTCAAGACCCAGACACGGGAGTAACCATAACTTCGTTGGGGTATCAGAAATATACTGGTGGAGGATTCGCGGTCAAAGTTGTCCCGATGTTCGCTGCGAATGGAGATTATCCCGCTTGCGGAACTCTCTATCAGGAACGTCTTTGTGTCGGCGGAAGCGACAATAACCCCGTACAGATGAATGGCAGCACGCAAGATGACTACCCCGAATTCATCTGCGACCCAAACGCTGACGATCACGCGATTCAGTTCAAGCTCGTATCAAACAAGGTAGATCAAATCGTCAGCATGATCGGAACTCCTAATGCACTGCTACTTGGCACGGCGGGAGGGGTTTGGGTCATGACTGGAAGCAATGGGGGAGCGCTGACGCAAGTGAGTGTAAACGCCGCCAAACAGACGGCTCTGCCTATCAGTTCCTTGCAGCCACAGTTGACGGGCGATTCATCCATCTTCGTTTCCGGCTCGAACCGGATAGTGATCTTTCTGATTTACGACTTTGTATCGAACCAGTGGAATAACTTTGATCTCACCCGGCTGAATAAAGGTATCACTCTTGGCACATCTGAATCGACTTCAGGCCTCGCGCAGACCGCATGGCAGAACCAGCCGTATCCGATCTTCTGGGCGGTGCGAAACGATGGGCAGTTGATTGGCCTCGTATTCAACAAGCAAGATCAGGTCTATGCGTGGTATCGAGTGAATATGCAAGTGCAGGGCGGGAACATAGAATCTGTAGCCGTCATTAGTGGAGACAATCAAGAGGATCAGGTGGCTGTGGTGGTAAACCGGACGATCAACGGAGCCACGGTTCGATATGTCGAATACTTCATGCCGCAGGAGATGTTCGGCCAACTCTCAAACGCCTTCTTCGTGAATTGCGGCCAGCAGCTACAGCTTCTCCCCGCTACCGTCATTACGGGAATCACCAACGCCACTACAGCCGTTGTCACGTCGCCCGCACACGGCCTCTCGAATGGAATGACGGTGCAGATCACAGGCGTGCAGGGAATGACTCAGGTCAACCAGGACAAGACTCAGGCGTACACCGTCACGGTCGTCGATCCGAATACCTTTCAGCTTCAGGGTGTGGACTCGACATTGTGGGGAGTCTATACGAGCGGCGGGACCGTGATGCAAGTTGCAAATCAGGTCACGGGAATGGCTTACCTGATGGGGCAAACAATCGTTGCTGTAGGCGATGGCGCGAAGATTCTAGACTCGACCGTGGTCACTGCCGACACAGTTATCTTCCCCTACTACTGCAACTTGATTACCATTGGACTTCCTTATCAGGTAACGATCCAACCGACGAACCCCGTGCTTTCTTCTCAATCTTCCACTACAAAAGGAATGCAGCAGAAGTTGGATCGGGTCACGATCTCCCTGTATCAGTCGATGGGCGGACAATACGGAACTGATCTTTCGCACATGTACGATATTGGGTACGGGCCGGGAACAATGGGGCAGCAACCTCAGATGAGCACGACAGAAGTAACTAAGGATTTGGATTCGGATTGGAACGAATCTGCTTCTATCTATGTCACACAGAATGATCCATTTCCGTTCACATTGCGCGGTTTAGTGATGAGAATGAGCTACAATCCTGACTGAGATGAATATAGAGATTGTTCCCCTTAACTCGGAGTATCTCGATAGGCTTCTTAAGGATGCCGCGCCTGCGCTTCTGACCGCGCAACTGCATCGTGCATACTTCTCTGCCGGGAGCGAGGCGTGCTGTATTTTGTCTGATGGC